TTTGAAAATGAGGCAGTTGTAGAATCCATTCAAGCCTACAAAAATGACCGCGCCTATCTTGAATCTCCAGATTCCGATGACCCAACTGACGAAAAGGCCAGGGCGATTTACAAGAAATTATACCCAAAAATCTGGCATAGGTTGTTCCCGAATGTAGATTAATAGTAAAATAAGTTTTAAGCGGTGTTAGCAACCCTTAAAGGTGTTTTATGAAAAGCTATATTATATTTCTTCTAATAATAGTAATAATTTTAACAAACCTGCCTCCCTCTTCCGATTCTCAAGAGGAGTGGCATGGCTATGCAGAACACACAATCCCCCCTTCCTCTTTTGAGGATGTCATGACCCCTTCTGGCATTTTTCATTCCATCCAATTTTGTTGGGACGCCTCTACGCAACCTCTTCCCGTTGACCGAAATGAAGACCGTTGCTTAGACTGTGCTCCTGAATGAATTACACCGACGATTCACCTCTGCATCTGGAAAAAGACCTCAACGGTCTTAGAGAGTTCTTCCAGATCAACAACATTCCCTTTGATAGGGCTCTCTTGGCCATGCTTGCCATGATGTCAGTGGAGTATCACGCCCAAGGCAAAACACACGACCAGTTTTGCAACTTCATGGCCTACTTTGTAGAGACAACAAAAGATATCTTTGATAAATAAGAATAGGAAAAGCGCGCCGAGAAACACGTAGCTCAGCGCACCAAACTTAATTCATCTTGCGAGGAGGTTTGTCGCCGACTTTCGTCTTAGACTTTTTAGGCACATCTGAGTCCATATAACTGGACTTCATCTTGCCCGTCTTAGGAGGCTCACCAACTCCATACGTATCGCCAGCAGTATAATGATCGCGATCTACGTACTTCATTAGTTTCGATGGCCCCATTTTTGCTTATGGGATTTCGCTTTCGAAATGCCCATTTCTTGAACCTTTTTGCAATCGGCATCGGTATCAGGATAATCCATCATTTTTCCTGCACCTTCTGCACTTTTCATTTCTTTTACGCTCGCCGACTCAGGAAATACCGAACCCTTGCGGCCACTTCCCATGTCTGCTTTGCGATCACTGATCATTCTGCTCATATACCACCCATTTCATTTGGCGCCCCCATTTGATTCGGAGGCATACTATTGCTCAATATACTTGAAACAAAATCATTTGCAAGTGAAGTTTGTTTAGCGTCTAATTTTTCTCTATCTTCTTCTATTTCTTGATTATGTTCGATTGTCTCTAAATCATTCTCTTTTAATTTGGCTTCCAGCTCCCCGTACTTGTTCACTAGATCAAGTAGTTTCTCCAGAGCCTCGACTTTTGTTTTTGTAGCCATTGCTCGATTTTGAGAAATTTCCGATAACCGCTCTTCAAACAATCCAATATTGGATTCAGCCCTTCCATGACGCTCTCTTGCATTTGCAATTTGAGAAGCCGCATTCGCATAAGTCTGCTTAAGTTTAGCATCCAGGACCGCAGCCTCCAGTTGTTGTTTTTGATGTTCCATCTCAGCAGCTTGCGCTTGCATTTGCTCGATCGCTTCGATGAGCTCTTCTTTACCCTGAATCGTCGCATGCTTCAACAAGAACTTAGGAGGAATGATTCCGCCCACAATCTGGTTAAGCTCAAGAAGTTGCATAAACTGCTGCTGCTGCTGAATCGCTGTGTTCGCCCCTTCTGCAACAGTTACGTGATATTTCATAAACATCTTATTATAAAAGTTATCCGTAACAGGCTCGCCTAACATCCTGGAAACCTTTGAGGGAGACCACATGTTCTGAACGATCTTCATCTCCAGATTGCCAAGCAAACAAAGGGCCGTATCCCATTGATCGAAGTACTTTTGCAACACCATCAAGCCAGCGCCCTGCTTCAAAGCAATAGCCAAGCCCGATTGCATCTTATCTGCATTTTCCCCGAGACCAAAGTTTTCCAAACTTACGCCCGAAGTCTGGAAGATTAAATCACTTAACTGATTAGCGAGCTCCATATCCGACGCAGGAACTGCGTTCGGAATGATCTTCTCGACATCCGTCATCTCATAGCCGTCTTTGATGATAACGTCTTTACCCTGACCGGCATATCTCAAGTTCTCTTCATTGGCTACAGCGTTTTCTTTGCGCTTCCACCCAGAGTTAATCGAGCTTTCAGAGATATCGTGGTTCAAGATCACACGGCGATTGAACAAGTACTGCGCATCGCGCATCGTTCGCACTAAGCTTCTCACCCTTAAATCGTAATACGACATTTGAGGATCGTAGTTCCAAAAGACAGGGATGAACGGACATTCATCAAACCCAAGAGGATTTTCCCCTTGAAACACAAGCTGTTCATTCAAAATCACAGCCTGTTTCCAACAAGGCACTTCCATTTCAACGACTTCGATCATATTGCCCAGCTCTTGCGTCAAGCGATCTAAGTCATTCTCGTTACCACCAAAGTCAAAGATCTCACCCGTCTCACGACTGTAGATCTTTTTCTTCTTTCGACGCCACTTGTACCAAACATAACTCATTACAAGTAAGTCGTTTCTGGCCATATTGTAGTTTTCTGGCAGGAAGTAAAAACGGCTATATCTTTGCGGATGGACCATCATCGGCTGCAATTGGCCAGTTTTCCCAGGGAATTGAGTCTCAGCCTCTTGCTTGCTTACGAACTGTTGACACCACACAAAGTTGGCGTCACTCATATCCGGTTCTCTAAAGTATGGATCCACAAGGAAGCTGTTGTAGCTCCACACTTTAAGATCCAAAGTTCCGTTCACCGGATCATCTACAAAGTCCAAATAAGGCTGCATCAGAACCATTCCCGACACGCAAGACTCTTCGCATGCCCTGGAGTACTTCTCTAAAATCCTTCGATCGCTGTTGGCCTTGTGGATAACTTTTGTGTACTGGTCGGTGGTCTTTGTGTCGTCTGTTTCTGCCGGAAGATAATTAATCGACTTGCGGTGCTGCCTTTGAAAGCCCGTCACCATATTCACCGGCTGCTGGCAGATGTTGAAGTGAAAATTCTGCCAGTTGTACTGAGGATAGTAGTTGAAGTAACTGTTGATGAACCTCTGCTCGCCAGCATAGAACAGAGTATCAATATTGCTCTGATTCCATCTCGCCTGCTCTATCGGTTGAAACTTACTATAAAGATTGTCGAGCCAACTCTTTACGTTGCCTTGATTGGGTTCAATATTACTGTCCCAGGGAGGAGTGTATACCGACATTTATGTTGACCTTACAGCTTAAGGTCACCATATAAGCTAATTATTTAATTGAAAAGGACCTTTAAATGACTGCCAGAATTTGAACTGAAGTTCCCACTCGAATGGGCGATCCGTTCATGTAAATCGGATCTACAATTGTACAAATAGCCACCGAAGCCAAAACCATCCCTAACACACTGGCAATTATCTCATCCCTCCCATGTTTTGCATGCCAGTCCATCCCCATCCCATCGGCGCCTGAGGATTCGCATAGGGGTCTTTCTTTGGGGCGTCCTTTAAATTGGTTCGTTGACAAAAGTGGGTAAACAAAGCATAACGGAGCGCATCGCATGCGTGGTCCTTTTGTTTTATAGGAGCATCCTCCCCTAGCTTCACCTTTTTAGGATCCCACGTATAGCTCTCGATCTCTTTAATCAAATTTTCAGCTTGGCTGCAGATTACAAGGTCGCCCTGTGACATAAAATTCCCAACAACCCTAATGCCGTTAAGAACATCATTGTCTGCTTGACGAACGTGTTTATTCCTTTTTCTGAGCTCCACCTCCATAGATTGAGCAGAAGGATCGAGATAAATAGCACGAACAGGATAACCATGCAGCTCATGTTCGATACTATCAGCAAACTCTGAATCAGTCCGTTGACGGCCCACCTCTTTAGGATCATAGTAAAACTCCTTTTCTACCCATAAAGCCGGATGGCTTTCTCCATTGACACCAATTAAAACCATTGCAAAAGGATTGCTTGTGCCGTAATCGATCCCGACAATATAGTATTTTGCAAACGTAGGGGCACGTGCCACCACATGAAACTTGCGATCGAAGAAATCATAAATTGCCCCTTCAGCAAGACACCATTCTCCCAAAACAAATCTACGCCGCCACAGCCCGCTATAAAGCTGATCCAGCATCCTCTTGTAGTCATCGGTCAAAGACGGATTGTCTTCCAATTTAAAATGAAGAGCATACACGTTCTTCCCGTC